GTCTCGGTGTTCGTGGCGTCGTTCATGTGATGAATGTATTACGCCGCAGTTCACGCGTCAACACAAAAACGACACGGCGCTCGCTTTTCCTCCGCCGCCCAACCAGGCGCGGAACGGCGGGGCAAGCTCGCAGATCCCGCCCTCGGCGACGACGACTCGGCGCCGCACGAGCGCCCCAACCACGAATGCCGCACCCTTTCGGTAGCATTTTTGAGCACATCTGCCAGTATTTGACGCGCTGCATCATCGTGCGTAGAACCCACAATTTTTTATCCTTCGGCAGGTACTGGCGCCTGCCGGATACCTGTATAGCACGTTCGCGCCCCTGTAGAGGGGCCAAAGCGGAGGATGACTGTGACTTTTAGCGTCTCAACGTACGTCGACCCGGGAGTATACATCCAAGAGGTTTTGGTTCCGGGACAGATCAATGTCGCGGGGCAGCCGCTTACCGTATGCCTTGTTGGTGCAGCCGCACGTGTCAAGCGTGCTCGCAATGAAGTTGTTATTCGCGGTCTGATTGAGGGTGAGTCCTTCACAGGAGATGCGGGTATGGCTGCATCTCCGTATCAAGGGACATTGCAGTACCACGGCACACGGGACCTTGACAATACGACAGTCTACCGTAACGGTGTTGCACTCCCTGATTCGCAGGTATCCTACCCCCGTGCAACGGCGACGGGGTCCAATGCAGGCACCTTTGATCTGTCGACGAACAATGCAGTTGGTCTTGAGCTGGACGGACAGGATGCGGTCACAGTGGTCATCCGACCTGCAGCATCTTCAGCCTCACCAGACACGCTAACTGGAACTGCCTCGGCGCAGGACTTTTCGGTCCTGTACGCTATCCCAAATACACCAGATACACTTACGTTTACCATGTCCGGTGCCGGTTGGGACGGTGGTGACATTACAATTCGTGGTCGCGATGCTACCGGTGCCAGTGCCGACGAAACCATCGTGGCTGGAACGCTCAATGGTGCAGGGCCACACACGAGTTCAACTACATGGTCTCATGTAAGCTCCATTAGGACAACTGCTGGAGGGACGGGGATTAGTGGGGAAACTGTAACGGTCGGATGGTCCACAGCCAACCAGGTTGCGGCGCAACCTATCTACAATACTGGTGGTGCGCTTGAGCGGTATCTTCTAAACAGTGAGCCGTACGATGATACAAGCGCCACACTGTACGTGTCAACTGCAGGTACGATTGGCGCGATGACACGCGCACAGGTTGCTGCTGCAATCAATGCTGCGCTTGGTTCGTCTGTCCTGGGTGCTGCACGAGGATATGGACCTAACTACGCTACTGTGGCTGCAGATGTCACAACTGGCGTATCGCTGACCTCTCCAGTCACAACCGCAAGTAACGTATCTGATGTACGCATATTTGCGCCAGTGGCCAATGGGGCACACAGTACTATTTTTGGTACTGCTGTGGGTCGTGCGCCTACTGTTATCCAGATCGCAGATGCATCTTACGTGGCGGGATCTACCTGGACGGTGGATTACATTGCAGACGATGATGATGAAGCTAGCTCTACAATCGCATCCTTGACAAACGGTGCGACAGTCACACTGACTTCTGCAGGTACGCCATTCACGACAGCTGATGTGGGCAAGTACATTACAGTTACTGGGTGCGCTAATGCAGTCAACAATGGACGATTCCTGGTTCTATCAGCGCCCTCGTCTTCTACTTTGACCTTCACCAACGTAAGTGGTGTTGCAGAAGGCGCAGTAGGTAGCTGGTCCCTTGAACCGCGATCAGACAGTCTGGCTAATGCTGCTACTGCAATTGTCGCTGTAGGTTCTTACGCAGGCACAAACAACTTTGCGGAGAACGATGACTTTGAGCTTACAGGCGGTGTGGTTGACTGGTCATACCCAGCATCAGTCAATCAGTCTTCAGTAACAGGAACTTCAGTGGGATCTGCAGGCACACCAGGAAACTACAATCTTACTGCTGCGCCGTCTGCGACAGCCGGAACACCTGATGCGGATCACATTCGCGTGACCGTTGACAACTTGACGTCCTTCGATCTCAATCTTAGTGGTATTGGCGGTGGCACTGGTGCCCCTGCAGACCGTATTCCGCTGGGATACATTGCGTACGGTGCGCTGAATGCGAGCAAGAACAATGCGGACGCAACTGATGTAGTAACTAACATCAATGCACTGATGTCAAATCACCCTAGCTACGGGCCTCGTCGCTATCGCGCAGTAGCATCTGAGACTGCAGGCGAGAACATCGTCCTGACCTCGCCTACGCGAGGGCGCCCCAGCTACGTCGATGTACAGGCAGTAGCAGGCTCAGGTGTAGGAGATGCGGCCTCGGAGCTGTTTGGTCGTAGTACTGCAGTAGGTGTTGCAGCGACAGGTACTGCTCCATCTGCAGGAACGGCCTACTTCGTTTCGTACGACTATGCGCGTCCAGCAACAGACTACAACGTTGTCAAGCAGCACTTCTCACTGGATCAGGCTCTGGCTGAAGTTGGTGAGGTCGCGCTAGACAACCCATTGGCCATTGCAGCGGAGCTAGCCTTCCTGAATGGTGCACCAACCCTGACGACAATTCAGATCGACAATGCGGCTAACCAGCCTGGATTTGGTGACGGGTCGGGCGATCCAATCCTCTCTGAAGTTCAGGCTGCTCTTGATGGTGCCGCACGGTCGTCAACACCGACAGAGATCGTACTGGTTGGTTCCGCGGGCACCCCGCTCGCGCATCAGGTGGAACTGCTTCAGCACGTAGAGACGCAGACAGGTCCGCTGGAGAAGAACTACCGTCGTGGCTGGTACGGAATGGCCCGAGGTACACAGATTGGCGACAAGAACACTGCAGACACGCTTGTGTTCCGTGCTGCGCGAACTCTACAGTATGCGTCTGCGTCACCTGGTCGTGGACGCGCAATCCTGGTAGGGCCTCCGCAGCTAGCAGGTGTAACTCGGACACTGCAGCTGTCTGACGGCACAACCGTACGCAATCACCCACTAGACTCGACGTACCTTGCAGTTGCCTGTGCGGCACGTCTGACCTCTTTCGTATCGGTTGCAGAGCCCCTTGTACGAAAGACACTGCGTGGCTTTGACCTTGACACGCTAACAAACCCGATCCTGAAGGCTGAGCGGCATCGACTGGCGTCTAATGGAGTTCTGGTTGTCACGCTAGATGCAGGAAGGCTTATTCTGCTGGATCCAATCTCAACAGAGCGCGCAGGTGGTGCACGGGTATCGCTTGAGCAAATTCAATGCACAGCGATGCGTGATAACGTGTCGCGTAAGGTTGACTTGGCACTAGATACCAACATCGTTGGTATCGTCCCGACAGACCTGGCTACATTTATAATTGACATCAAGAGTATCATTGCCTCTGTGATCACAGGTGAGATCAGCGATGGGTCAATTGGTCCGTACCAGGATGCATCGGGTGCTAGCAGGTCGATTGACCTGACAACTGACATCGAAGTTGAGCAGAATGCAAATGACCCGACAAAGTACTCCTTCAGGTACTTCTACAACCTACGCTACCCAGCACTTCGCCTGTTTGGCCAGTACTCGGTAGACAACCCCTTCTTTGCGTAAGGTAGGAAGGGAGAGGTAAGCAGCACATGCCTATCAGAAATTTGCCTCAGACTATCACGGCAACCAACCATGGCTTGCTTCTCCGTGTAGCAGGTACGGGTGAGACCATCGGCGCGATTCATTCCTGGGCACCCAGCATGAATCGAACTATTACAGAGGTTTTCCAGTTTGGCGATGCTGGTGTAGGTCCTGGAATCACCTCATCTACAGGTCCAGGTGAGCCATACGAGAAAGTGCCAGGAAACGTAACAGGCATGACTGTTCGCGTTGATCGGTATGATCTGTACACTAAGCCTATGGAGCGTGCCTTCGGTACTGTACAGCTGACAATGCTGTCATCGCAAGCCAATCCGCTTGTAGTGCACGAGTTTATGTACAAGCCCGATAACACTTATGAGACCTTTGCGTATCAGGGCGTATGGTTCTCACAGATTGGGCGCACACATAGTGCCTCTGACGACCGGATTGTCAAGGTCAATGCAGAGCTTCAGTACACGCGAAAGGTAAAGATCGCATAACCTAACCTACCCGCACGTTGCGGAGCCCTCTGTATTGGAGGAGAGACATCATGGGAGCTGAATTCCTCAACGACCCCCTGGCACCTGTAAATGAGGTGCGAAATGATATTTCCGGTAAGGCAGTAGGTGCTGCCGGTTCTATCCACCCACTTCTTGGTTCACTTACCGACTCGCTGCTAACACCCAAGCAGCTTCCGGTAACCCGTACGCGAACATCGCATGCACTTACTATCCATGCGGTATCCAATAAGCCCTCACCTTCCATTCTTGGTGTAGGCTTTCGACGCGGCATTATTGGTGCTGTACATACGTTTAGCGTATCTCAAGGTCGGCAGCT